CGGGGTCAGATCAGCAAGCAATCGGGGTTTTCTCGTTTCTAGACTATTAGCTATTGGTTACACGCACAATACCACGGTGATCCAACACATTTACGCCAGCATCAATGCGCACTTTGGTGGTTACACCGTCCACCGTAAAGCCGGTTTGCTGATCGATAAATGGCTGTTCAACGCCGTTGAGATAAGAAACTTCTATCGCCTCTTTATTGAGTAAGTACCAAATTTTTGCATTCTCCGCTTGTAAGCGTTGTGATTTGGTAACCGGTACCACATCTTTTAATGGATTAATAATACCAGCGTTAATATCCGCCCCCTCCACAGAGTTTGAACCTAAAATCTGTTTTGCTCGAGTATAAAGCGAGGTTGGTGCAAGCAAGACATCAGGTTCAATGGCAAGCTGTTTACCATCAAAGGATTTTTGCGCATTCATTAATTGGATGGCTTTATCAATGGTAGCTAAATCCATTGCGCCACTGGTTACGGTGTTTTTATGTGCAGCATCATAAAGTTTTTTACCGTCATAACTCATCACCGGATCGCCAAAGAGCTGAGCAAATACTAAATCTGCAATCGTCGCGCGTGCCGCTTGTCCAAGTTTATAAGGCACTTGGGTAAGCATATGCATATCATCATTAATGATAAGTTGGCGTGTGAGGCTGAATAACGCTCCGTAAGTGGCAAGTGAAACGTGCATACCTGTATCACCAAGGGTTACATAAGTATATTCCGCACCTTCACGAACTTGAGGCAGACTTTCAAAGCTACCTAAGCCCACACGATAAGCTGGGCGAAAATCGGTAAGCGTACCTTTGTGCGTCCATTGTTCAAAGTTTTCCGTACTTTCCGCCCAACCTTTTAATACGGATTTGTGTGCCACATCAATCAAAATTTGACCAAAATCAGAGGTCGAATGGGTAAATGCCATTCCTACCATTTGCATTGCATTCATTCCGGCAATGCCAATACCGCGATCCACTAAAGAGGCTCGTGCCAATTCACGCAAGGTCATCGAATTATAGGCGTTGTCTTTTTCTGCTTTTTCAAAGCCTGCACGAGCAAGTAAAGAGGCTTTCACGCTATCGCCGACAATATTACCATTGGCAGCGTGAATATGGTTTTGCGGTACACTTGGCGTGGTGTTTTCACCGAGTTTTGCCAATAATTTATCTTTGGCTTGTTCTGCGGTCATTGTTACATCGCCTAAGCATTCCACCAACAAATCATTAAATTGACCGTTGAATGGGGCAAATACCGCCTTGATTGCGGTATTTCGTTGTGCCATTTGCGCTTGCACTTGTGCGGTATTATCTACCGTTTGCACCGCTGGCTTTTCGTGCGCTTGTGGTTGTTCGGTGTTTTGTTCTGGTGCCACGTTCTGATTTTTTGCGTTGCCTTGTGGCTTCAACAACATATTTTTGAGTTCATTAGGCATATTAGTAAAATCCTCTATTTTTTTCGATTGAATGGAAGCCATCGCCACAAGGGGTTCGGCCAGTTTGTCAGCGAAACCAAGCTCAACGCATTCTTTGCCAGTAAGCCAAGTTTCCACAGCGAGCATTGCCGCTAATTCATCTTCGGATTTGCCTGTTTTTGCGGTGTACGCCATCAATAACGTACTTTCCACTTTATCCAATAAATCCGCATATTTACGCAGTTCTTCCGCATCACCGCCTTGAATGCCCCAAGGCTTATGGATCATTAGCATTGCGTTTTCAGGCATAATCACTTCATCGCCTGCCATTGCGATAACTGAAGCCATAGATGCAGCAAGACCGTCAATATAGACGGTCTTATTTGCGGGGTGATTCTTCAGCAAGTTATAAATGGCAATGCCATCAAACACATCGCCGCCGGGCGAATGAATATGGAGATTAATTTGACGCACATTGCCAATCTCTTTTAGCTCATTGGCAAATTGCTGCGCCGAAACGCCCCACATTCCAATTTCATCATAAATAAAAACCTCCGCACTTTGATTGGCGGAGGCTTTAATAGAAAACCAAGATTGATTATTCATCTTGTTGTTCGTCATCGCTACGGGTGCGAGTATCATTTGCTTTTTTTTCATTGATTATTCCTTGTGTATTGGTCAAATCGGTATCAAATTTAAGCCCAGCTTGTTTATTTTCTTGCACTTCAACAATCCGTTGCCGTTTCACTTCTGCCGGATTATTGCCACTCGCACGGATTGCTTGGCTTTCCGTGGCAAGTCCGCCCTTGATCCGTTCTTTCCACGCATTCGCTTCTTTAATTGGATCAATCCACGGCATTACTGGGCCAGAATAAACCGCATTAAAAAGTGAATCGGGATCAACATCAGAGGGAACTTGAATAGCTTGTGCAGCGATTGCCATTTTGAGCCATTCTCGGTAAATCGGACGAGAGATTGCCGCTACAAAGGTATCTTGCAACACCGCATAGCCTTCAAAACTTTCTACTAATTCTTGCCGTTGCGCAGAATAGGTGCCGTTATAATCTCGGGCAATACTGGAATAACTGGAACGTGTGCCGGCTGCAGTCGCACGTAATTGCCCGTTGCGGAAACTCTCTAAATTGGTGTTTGGACGATTGGAATTAATTAAGCCAATATCTTCACCCGGTTTTAGATCATCTATGACCGCACCAGGGGCGATGTCAAATAACCGTTCTCCGCTCTCGCTGGTGTCTTCCGTGTCATAAAGTTGTGCATCGCCTTTTTTGATATACAGCGTCATTGCAGCGGCAATACGCGCAGCAACGCGTTCGCTTTCTTCATACTCTTTCAAATCAGCAAGGCGTACAATCACACCGTGCAACATACTGACACCACGGATTTGATGTAATCGCTTACGAAAAGCCAAGTGCAACATATTTTCTGCCGAGACGGTTTTAACTTTGTCGTAAAATTTCCCTGACTCTTGCGGATTATCTAAGTAAACTTGATAACCTGTAGGCTTACGCCACGCATTGAGATACACCCCCTGTAGCAAATTTTCTTTTGCCACATCAGTATTCATTGGCACAAAGTCAGGTTCCAATGCCTCCAAGGAAAAAGGAATATTAGAGGCGTGAACCAAGCCCTGTACTTTTCCTTTCACCAACTGAACGAACACCTCGCCATCACGCAACCACGTGCGTAATAACATTCTTTCCAGTGCAGGGCGTGTATAAAGCCCAGTAACTTCAGGCTTAATAGACCATTCCGCCCACAATTTACGGATTTGTTCCGCAAGTCCTTTGTGGACATCACCATTTTTCATTAGGGGTTGCGGTTCAATATGAATGCCTTTTGAGCCAATTACCCGTTCTTCGAGCTTGTCCAAAATGCCAATCACAATATCGTGGTTTTGGTCTAACGCACGGGCTTGTTCACGTAAACTCACCGCACTTTGCCGTACATTAGTATTCGCCCCTTGCCCATCTCGGCTAGCTTTATGGGTTCGACTGGGCAATGCAGCCTCATAAGTATTGAGTACATAACGGCTTTTAGACCGTTTTGCCGCCCATTGTGGCGACAGTGCGGCAATGGTTTTTTCTAAAAAGTTCATTAAATAAACCTCGCATATTTGATGCTATGTTTTTTTACTTTTTGCCCACTTCGTGCCAGCATTTCGTCTAACATTGATTGATAGCGATCACGCTGTTTACTCAGCTCATTAATCTGCCAAGAAACCGCTCGTCCGTTAAAACTCACTTGGCTTTGCGCGGTTTCAATTTTTTCATCAAGTAAACGGATTTTTTGTTTTAGTTCATCAATGGTATAAAGGCTCATAACCACCCTCTTTTTCGATAAGGTTTTCCTGTCAGCCAAGTGGCATTTTCTTTCGTCATATTGGCTTTGAGAGGTAATTCTTGCGTTTTTTCTACCGCACTTTCTTCAGTGTGATGTGCGGTGGAGTTTCTTAAAATATTGGGGTTAATCTCGGGCAATTTTGCCCAATCAGGCACTTGCTTTTCATCACCCCATTTAATCCGCTCATAGCCACGTAAAATCGCAATAGCGTGGGCGTAACAAAATAAGTCAAAGGCTTCATTGTTGCCTTTACCAGGTTTACGCCATTTTCCGTCTGGCCCACGCTCTTCATAAACCAATTCATCAAAAAACCATTCACCAAGCCAGCGTGGGAAGTGAATGTAATTTGCCCCTTCCGTTTGGCGAGTAAGTGCATTATTAATGCGGTCTTTGAGATAATCGGTTTGCAATAAATACAACGGCACATCACCGCGCGCTGATGAGTGTCGATCTGAACGTGATGTATTATCCGGATAGGTTTTGGTAATGAGTTTTTGCCGTTTAGTGCTGTCACCTTTAACGAGATACACTTTTTTACTTAGCCCTTCTCGCCGACATTGTCGCCAAAACTTATAAGCATTATCGGTTACGCCCTCCTCTCCTCCACTATCCACCGCCATTGCCAGAATGGGCATAAAATGCTCTGGATTGTTAGCAAGAGGGTACTGTTTTTTTAATACATCAGTAATAAGAATGAACCAATCATCGGGCAATCTTGGATCAATCGGTTCAATCACACCGTCAGCATCGGGCAAGGTGTGCGAAATGTTATAACGGTCAATTAACCAACGTTCGCCATTTTCACCATAGCCGACAATTTGCACCACAAAACGGCGGTTGCGTCCGCCTTGAACATCCACAGCCGCAATAAGAAAACGGCATTGTGCAGGCACTGTCTTATTATCCTTGTCAGCATCTTCACGACGTTCCATTAACTCATCAGCACGCCGTTGTTCCAGCGCAGAACGCGGTAAGTAAGGCAAGCCCCAGTCAGTATTGATCACCGCTTTTAAGGTTTCCTCACTGCCGGTTAATTCATATTCCTGTTCAGCATTAAGGAGCTTATAGGTCAGTTGCGCCCACGTTTGATAAGCGGCAGCTGGTCCTTCAAGCCAAAAAGAGGCAATGCGAGATTTTCGCCCTTCACCGTGAATGTTACCCTCTTTATCAATGTGTTGCCCTTCTTTTAACCATACGCCACGAATGTTAAGATCTCGCTTCATTTCCGGTGAGATCAAATGCTGGCAATGTGGACATTGTAAACGTGCATTTTCACTGGCTTTGACAAAATCCGGCTCATCACGAAATCCCACCATATTCGCCATTGATGGCTCAAAATATTCTGCACATTCAGGACATTGCCAATAAAACCGGCGACGGTCGCCTCGATTGTATAGACTTAAAATACCGGTTGTCGGTGGGGCTTCGTGCGTTGATTTAGGTAGATGTTTTATATCAACAATGTCTTTCCCTGGTGAGCTTTCCACTAAGGTCATTCCGGCGGACATAAAGGTTGTGGTTCGCTTGCTGGCAAGGGAAAAACCATCACCCTCGCCGTCAATATCTTCTGGCCAACGGTCATAATCCGTTAAAGCCACATATTTGTAATCTGATGAAGATAATACATTGATTGATGGCCAGCCAATTTTAAGCAAATTTCCAGCACGAAAATATTTGTCGTGAACATTATTGTCGTTTTTGCGCGGACTAAGCCGTTTAGCAATTTCAGGTGAACAACGGAACGTGCGATCAAGTCTTTTCCGGCTATGTTCACTCGCTTTTTCTTGAGTAAGCTGTACGAGTAAAAAATCAGACGGATCGCAAATAATTGAATAACTTATCCAACCATCAATCAAGCCAATGGTTTTGCCTGTTCGTGCAGGGCCTACAAAAATCACCGCATCATATTCACGAGAGCTTAGGCAGTCCATTGGTTCTAGGATATAAGCAGCGGTATGTTTATCCCATTTTACTGAGTTTCCGCCACCAATTGGCACACGCATATATTCTGCCACTGCTTCGGAAACTTTCATTCGTCTCGGAGCTTTTATTGCGTTGGCAATATCTCGGCGAATGTCTTTTGCTGATGCAAACATTACTCTTCCTTATGTTCAGTCTCTTGAATATGCAATGCCATTTGATCTCGAATATCATCAATCACTTGTTGCACTCGCATAAGCGCATTAGGTTGCAATCCGGCATCACGTTCTAAAATATCAGGCAAGGTTTCAAGCTGCTGTACCACCGATTTTGCCAAGATACTCATTTCTTGAGCTACTTCGTAAGCTGGGATAAGCTCGCCAGTTTCTCGCTCATATTTCAGCCGTTCATTCTCTGCTTGCCAAAATGCACGCCTGTCATTCGGCGACATTGCATCGACATTTGCCGTCATCTTTTCTTGCAATCCCAACCGTATCAAATCCGCAAGGGGATAGAGCTTTAATTTACTATTGCTGCCCACACTTGGGGTTAAAGCCGCAACGCGTTGAGATACCGTCTGGCGGTGCATTCCCGTGATTTCAGCGATCTGATTAATATTCAATTTGAGATCAAATAAATTTTCCATAATCACAAAAATCCAAAACCGAAAACTGCTTAATAAATACGCAAAAATCTAGAAGATGATGATGCCTAGAAATGCAAAAAACTGCCAAAAACCACGAGTCCGTAACCCCGTGGAAAGGCTATCCCCTCAGGAGTACCTTTTAATGCTGAACGTGTTCAGTTTGCCACTCTCTAATCCTATCAATTCGATTCAAACAAATATCGCGCTCACGTTTGAGTATCACTGCATACTGAGCTACATCACCGTAAGTACGACCATTAAACTCAGTACGATCTAAATAACTAATTAGTACAGCAGGAATTTTGGGTTGAACAATTGTTACTGGCTTACTTGCGCAAGAAATCAATAATAGACTTAGGAGCAACACTGTTATACGCATCACTGGCTTTGTCATCTGCGGATATATTTTTGATAACCTCATCTGATTTACTCCTCGCATCTGATTCCGACTTACTTAGTTCTAATGTTAGCCTTTGATTATTAGCCATATCTGCGTGTAGCTGTACAATCGTTGCACTTTGTATCGCTATTGTGTCCGACTGTTTATCAATTTCGCTTTTTAAATTTTTTATCAGTTGATATTGATACGCGACACTAATAAGTAACAATGTCATAATTGCTATCACATATAGCCATTTATTTGTTGTGAACATATCTCACCTGTCTGGGTATGCTTTGCGACTTAACTGAAAGTGCGGTCCATCATAAAACGAACGCCAGTCTCCGCCCCACTCAACATCAATATTCAAACGCTTACCGATAGATTTGATTAATTCGGCTAACGTTTTAAATTTAGCTTTGTTGTTCCAGTCGATAACCGCTTTGCCGTTTTCAACTGTGATTGGCGCTAAATCAACCGCGTGACCAGTTAAATGACGACTATTCATTGTTTTGCTTGCACCTCTCTTCACTAATTCAGCCTGTCTTGCTTTACTACGTTTCCCTTCAATAACCATAAAATCAAATTCTGATTCCGTAATCGCTGCACGCACCACCTTAACCAAATCAGGATGTACGCCGACAAGCCTCATTTCGCTTGTTGTTGAAAATTTAAACTTACTCATCTTTGCTCACCTTTTTAGTAATAAATTTAAATAAAAACTCTCTTATCTTTTCCGCACCAATAAAACCAATCATTCCGCCGATAAAGGTTGATAAATTTTCGTGCAAGCCAAAATGATTTAATAACGACATACACGAGAGTGTTAATGCTCCACATATCGCACCATCTAATATCCGTTGACGATATGAACTTTTTTGTTGCAAAAACCAAGCCCGTAACATAGACATAAAAAAAGCCATCACGAAACCCGCAATGGCATTGTAGTTTTGTTGGAGGTACGCCCAGATAATGAGCCATACTCCAGGATCTTTGTCTGGCATTTTCATTTCTCCACCTCCATTTCAGAGGCAATAAAAAACCCCGACCGTTTCCGATCAGGGCTGACAAAAACATTTTAACTTACGACTTTTTAAAAACAAAAAAGCCCGATATTTCTATCGAACTTTCTTCAAGATGTAAAAATCTCACTATAACTTAATTTATACAACTTTTGTCTAGACAAATCAACAGTTTTTTTAAACTATTGCATAATTAAATGGTTCTATATGATTTACTCTTTTTTGTTTTAACTCCCATAAATCATAATCGGTTTGTAATGCAAGCCATAATCTAGCTGTACTAATGCCTGCCTCCTCGAGTGCAATAGCTAAATTCGCTGTCATTGCAGTTTTACCATGTAAAACTCTAGAAAGTGTTTCTCTTGAAAATCCAAGATGAGTAGCAAGGTCATTAATTTTTATGTTATTTGGCTCAATAAACCCATCTAATAAGACTTCACCTGGATGTGCTGGTTTACGCATAATTATTCACCTCACTAATGATAATCTTCATAATTTAAAATATACGCATCACCATTAATAAATTCAAAAGTAATGCGATAATTGCCTGATACTGTCATTGAATATATTCCTTTTCTATCCCCTTTTAATTCGTGGCATTGATAAAACTGAATGAAATCATCAACAATAACAGAACGATCTATAAGAGATAAAATACCATTAATTTTACGTATATGATCTGCTCGCAATCCTTTAGTTATTCCCTTTTCAAAGAATTGCTTCAATCCTTTATGCTTAAAACTCTTAATCATATTTTACCTCTTCATATTGTGATATAATCATATCACAATAAAAGAAAAAAAGCAATCACGCAAGAAAGATACACTCATCTTTTGTAAGCATTAATTTTAATGACGTTTCCGCTATTTTCATCTGATGAAAATATTGTGCTTTGCTTATATTAAATAACTCTAATATCCCGTATCTCACAGGAATACGATCTTTATCATATTCCGTATAAAGCGGCAATCGATATGCATAAGTTGCCATAAACAGATCATATAAATCAGGCGTAACTTTACGCATAACAATCAAACAATCCTCTATTTTTAATGCTAGAACATCACTAATAGGCAAAACTCTTCTATCGCTTTCATCAGGCGGAAGCGGAATACTAATTGATAAACTAGGGTATTCAGTACCCAAACGAGGCGTTGCCCAATAGCCCCATTGAATAAACACTCTACGGATATTATTAAAAACCAATTCCATTTCTAACCTCGCTTTCTTTGAATTAACCTAGTTTTCTTATTAAAGATTCTTTTAATGCGTTTTAAATCATCATTACTGTAGTGTCTTTCTCGATTGTCTGCTTCTATTTCCTCTACTTTCTTAATACCCAATCGTTCAATCAGTCCAACACGATATTCGTGATAATTACCGCCTAAATAACGATTACAACGTTTGCATTGCCCGTGAATATTTAAGGTATAAAAACGTAAATGCGGAGCAGCACCACGACTGCGATAATGTCCAGCGTCAAATCCACCACCGAGCTTTTCACTGATTAATGGCGTTCCGCACGAAATACATTCTTTATTTTCATCACGAACACGAATATATCTATTAACTGCTTCTTGAGCTTCTTTAATTAATTGCCCTTTAGTTTTATTTTTCTCTTTTAATGCTGATAATCGCTTTTTACTTTCTACCCTTGCTTGTTTATCTAGTTTTTCACGCTTTTTACGTGCCTGTTCTTTGCTAAGTTTTATCGCACATTCAACACTACACACTTTCTGCAAACTGCTAATAGTTTTTGTGTAGTAACTACCGCAAACCTTGCATTTATATTTACGTTTTCGTTTCTTTTGCATTTTTACCTCAATTATAAAAAATAACTTGATTTATGTGTATATGTGTGTATAATTACCCTTGATTAAGACGACAAGGAGAAAGCATGCACTCACGCGACTTAATCGAGGAACTGAAAGCCATTGGTTGCACTGAATTGAGATGTAAAGGGTCACACCATATTTGGTACTCACCTAAAACAGGAAAGACGTTCCCTGTTCCGCATCCCAAAAAAGATTTACCAATAGGCACTATCAGATCCATCAAAAAATCGGCAGGGCTTTTATAGCTCTGCCGAGCTAACCCACAAGGAGCGACTATGTTATTTACTATCGGCATTGAAACCCCTGATAACGAAAATGAGGCTTACGGTATTGCCGTGCCTGTATTATTTACAGATAAATATGCTTGCATTAGTGCAGCAGATACCCTTGAAGAAATCCCTATTCAAGTAACAGACGCCATTCATTCCATCTTAGAAATGATGTTTGAAGACGGCACAAATATCAGTGAGCTTCAAGATAAAGGTTATAGACACTACCAAACCCTAGAAGACTTTAACTACTGCGATACTTGGTTACTGCTTGATGTGGACATTTCCGCATATCAAGGCAAACGCCACCGTATTAATATCAGCTTGCCGGAATATCTCATCAAACGCATTGATAGCCGTGTAGCAAGCAACCCGATTTACAAAGATCGTAGCCATTTTTTAGCCGTTGCTTCACAAAAAGAACTACGAGAATAATTCCCTCACCCTTGACAACTCACCTTGTCGAGGGTAGGATTTCCCCATAGGTCTCAAAAGCCTTATACACAACGGTAATTCACCCCGTTAGCGTGATTTTTTTGTATCTAGTGTTTCTCCTTTTCTTTTTTTCTTAACGCTTGGTACAAAAATAAAATTTAATATCAATGATCGACAGTGCGAGGAATAAAATACCGAAAGGGAATAACTCCGCCAGATTGTGTACTGGTTTTGAGCTGTCGATCGCCCTAACTCAAAATTAGGGCTTCCATCAAAAGGAAATACACAATGAAAAATTTAACCATTCTTAATACCTCAATCCGTACTTTAGATAACCTTTACTCTCTAAACGATCTTCATATAGCTAGCGGAAATGATCCAAAACATCGTCCTACTTTTTTTATTCGTAACGAGCAAACTCAGGCATTAATCTCAGAGCTAAACGCTGAAAAAGTTACCTGTGAGAATTCTCACAGCTCAGATCTGAGAAGCTCTGTTTTAGTTGTTAAAAACGGTGTTGGCACATACGCCTGCCAAGAACTCGTTATCGCCTACGCCGCTTGGATCAGTGCTGCTTTTCATCTCAAAGTGATCCGTGCCTTTATGGCTCTCAACGGCATTGGCACACACCCCCAACAACTCGCTTTGCCTGAGCCTGAAAAAACATTCTCAACTGAACTCTCTGAGTATGAGCTACAAACCCTTGTCTGGTTATGGATTGCGATGTCTGAACAACAACAGCTAATCAAACACCTTACCCCAGCCTTACAACAACTCGGCTCTTCATTTGCACCTAAAGCACATTCACTTGTAGCGGAATTTAGCCCTGTTTTGGCAGACGCCAACCAACTCCTAAACAAACTCACTCAAGAAATCGCCTTTGAGCCACACAAAGATAACAACTGGACTCGCAGCCTACCAAGGCTAAGACAATTTGCGGATAAACAAAAACGACCACAACTCCGCAACAATTTTTAACCCTAATCCAACCGCACTTCGGTGCGGTTTTTAATAGCCGTAAAACCCTTGCTTGTTGCTAAATCTCACGCCATTCACCTCACCCCACGCCTCAACATAATCAATCAAACTGGCTAACCGTTTCACTCCCATTTGTGCCGTGCTTTCACGCAAATTAATCACCTCTCCCTCCAGCCCGATTGCCATTTCTGCTTGCCCACCCGTTGCGATTTTGTGAGCGGACACCATAATCATTTTCCACGTTTCAATGTCACGTTTTTTCCCCTGAAACTCGCATTGTTTCGCAATATCGCCAAGCATTGCGTGAAGTTTTGCATTCTGTGCTAACGTGCGTGTTAAGGGCTTTATTTCCACCACAACGGGATTTTGTTCATCTAAAGTAAGGGAATGGATTACCCCAATGGCATTCGCTTGTATGCGTCTGTTACGCAAGAAAAAGCGTTGCTTATTTTCCATACCCACCACACTTCATCACAAAATCCAAACTCACTTGACGAGTAACAAAGCCTTGCATTGTCGGGTCAAACACGGCAATCATTGAGCCTTTGTTGTTGCCTTTCACTTCAACATTTTCTGTTGGGTGTAAAAAGCTAATCCGTCCGTTTTTCCATCTGCCTTTTTCGTCATAATAACCGGTTATATCAATGACCTCTGTTGCCTTTTCTTCAATCACCTTATACCACGCTGTTGATTTATCTGCCGGCAATAACATCACCACCAAAAAGCCCTGAGCCTTAAGCTCTGCCGCTCGTTTCACAAACGGCAACGGGTTGGAGTAAGGCGGATTGACGAAAAATGAGAGAGTATGATCGGCAAAATCACACACTATTTCTAACGGATCAAACGCTAAAAAATCTTCTGCAACGCCAAATTTTCCAATGTAACTATCAAACACCGCATTTTGGCTGGTCGCACAACCATCAATCCACGCATTCCAATAGCCATAACGTATGCGGATATAATTGATGATATATTTCGGGGTGCGGTAGGTATCTTTATCAAACTCCATTTTCTCTCCTAAAACTGTAATTCTGGACGATTAAAAAAGCGTTTTACCGCTTGTGGATTATGCGGATTAAACGTGGTTTCTTTAGCGATAGTTCTTACAGGCTCAGGCAATTTCACACCGCTTTTTAAACGATTTGCCATTTCTTCTAAGGCTTTTTTAATCGCCTTATCCTCTTGCATCTCGGTGTACGCTTTTTGCTGTGCGTCATTGGCAATTTTGGTAATCAACCAATATTCAGCGGTTGATGCAAACTCAAAATTTTCAATGTTGTAAAAGCCGCCAAATGCACGGAATTTATTTAAGCGGTGCTTTAATTCCGCTTCATCAGGCAAACCTAATTCAGCGTAATTTTCAGCCTTGCACCAAACAATAAATTGCCCAACGCTAGGAAAGAATGGGGTACTCTCTCGTTCCGCTTGTGCAATACCTCGCTTGAATTGAGCGGCGGTGGTAATACCGTTATTCACCAACGCTTCAAGCCAAAGTCGTTTTGCTTCCTGATAGCCCTCTTCGCCATCAAATGCCGCTTGCCACGCTGGGAATACCGCTTTTAATCGCACAAATAAGCGATCGACAAATTTAGCAACGTGCGGAGGGATTTCTTGCTTGCCTGCCGGGGCTTGATAGGCTGGTTCACTGCCAACCAACGCTGTCAATTCTGTATTTGCAAAATTCCGCATCATCAATACCCCCTAATCTCAATCGTTTTGCCACGCCACCAGCTGTCGTCGTTGTCATCAAATTTTGATTTTTTAGGCTGACGTTGCGGCATTTCTTGCCAATCCCAATCGGCTTTAAAGCCTCGCCAGCCACGCTCAATCATAATTTCCGCCACCTCCGCAAGCGGTAAACCGGCTAAATCGGCTTGTTTTTGTAGGCGCTCCAGTGCAGTTTTTGTAATCGGTGCTTTTTTCGCTTTGCGATGCGTAATAAAATCTTCAGCAAGCTGTTCTGTAATCCCAAACTCTGACAAAAGCTCAAGTTCGGTCGGCTTTTTTTGCGTAGTTTTTTTATGGTTAATTGACTGGTTAATAGAGTGACTGGTTCTGGGTGAAATATTTTCACTAGGTGGTGCAGAATTTTCACTGCCTTGATCTAGATGTAAAATATATAAATTTGAGGTGTTACCCTCTGGCGTTTTGCGTGTTTTTTTCTCAACAAAGCCCGTTTCTATCAATGCCTCAATATGCGAGATCGCACTGCGGCGAGTAATCTCACACTGATCTGCAATATGTTGATAAGAGGGGAAACAAACGCCGTTATCATTGGCATTATCCGCTAATTTCAGTAATACCAACTTACGAGTAGCATTCCCAACTTTACACTGCATTGCTTTAACCATTAATAACATACTCATAGCATTAACTCCGTTGCATATTGTTCAGCAATAAAACGCATACCCTCAGCGGTAACTCGAGTTTGCGTATAGTTATGTCCGTGTTCAGCCGTTCCCGTTTTCACCGTAAAAAGTGGCTTAACTTTCTCAGTAGCGAATGGCAATAATTTTCCTGATTGGCGATATAACAAACGATCACTAATAAGACGATCGATCATTGCTTTTTCTGGCATTTTCAAAATCTTTGCCACTTCTCGCAGCGATTTACTTGTGCCGACTTCAACATAATGATCGACAAATGCGGCTTTTGGTTTTAGTTCTTTATTTTCTAAAGCTAATGTTTGATTTTGCTCCGCTAAATCTGCGGCTAAGCGCAAGGCTTCGGGTAATGTTTGGGGGATTTGTGTTTTGATAGGTTGAAATTCACCTTTAAGTACTTTATCGAAAATCTCATAAACTTTTACTTCAAATTCAGGATTAATCCACGCTGCATATTTGTACACTAATTTTTCACATGCATAACAGCCTTGATTTATTCCACCATTGTTTATTTCTAAAGCAGAATGCAAATCTGCATTGTGCTTATCTAATATAGCGACAAACTCTTTTGTCCCTTTTAAGCGCAAAAATTGGCTTGGTGCGTGAATAGGATTTCCACCACTCGCACGATGTAAATCATTTAGACAATATCGTCCTTGACCGTCTTGTCTAATTTCTGTATTATCAATTTTAATTAATTGGTTCATTTAACCTCCTAAACCACCGCTGCAACGGTGGTTTTTTATTACTCCATCTCATCAATCGCTTTTTTAGCTAAAGTGATTAATGCTTTCCTCTCTTCATCATCGCTATGCTTTTCTCTGACGACTAAACCTAGTTCATCTAAAAAAGCACAAAACTTATCGAGATGATCGGCTTTGAATCGACAAAGTGTGCTTGGATCTACCCCAATACTTTCTGCGATTTCTTTATCTGTTCTCTCAACAGATTTTCTTCTGATTAAATCCGCAATTCTCATTGCAGATTTGCTTAATTCATTGCGTGCCATTGCAGTTCCTTTTAATTACATTAACTTTGTTGATGCGGAAAAGGACGCAACTCTTCCCCTCGAACTGCATTACCTTTCTTATCAACAAACAAATAAATATTTCTCTGTGCTTGTATTGCTTTACTAATTGCAGCCTGAGTTACATTTAAATCTTTAGCAGTTTTCCACTGACCGTGCTTATTTGCATATTCAGAAAGTGAAATTCGTTTCATAGAACCTCGCTAGGGATAAATAAAAACATATATTACCGCAAATAATTTATTTGTAAATATCGGCGGTTGTTTTACTTTTATAACCAACGGTTATAGGATTACCCAAAATAGGAGGACGTTATGTCTATATCAACAAAGAAAAAAGCACTTACAGAAGAACAAAAAAACGAATGTGCAGAACTGAAAAAAATTTTTGAACAAAAAAAAGCAGAATTAAATTTAAGCCAAGCTGAGGTGGCTGAATATTTTGGAATGAGCCAAAGTGCGATAAATCATTATCTTAATGGCATCAACGCACTAAACGCCTATATCGCAACCAAATTCGCAAAACTATTGAAAGTTACTGTCAGCACATTTAGTGAGAGATTAGCCATTGAGATCGCAGAAATGGCGAAAACCATTGATAAAGAAGAGATTGCATTATTGGCATCCACAAAAAATGAAGGAGAAAAAATTATCATTGATGTGCTAAATGTTGAAGCCAGTGCTGGTAACGGTTCAACAGGCGATCTTGTTGAAGTGGTGAGCCGTCTTTATTACGTCCCTGAACAATATTACACGTTATTTAGAGGAATTAATCCTGATGGTATTAGAGTTATCAATATCAAAGGCGATTCAATGGCACCAACCTTCAATTCTGGCGATATGGTGTTTGTTAATATCAAAATTCAATCATTTGATGGTGATGGCGTTTATATTTTCAACTATAAAAATGCTTTATATATTAAGCGGTTACAACGTATAGGCGAGAAATTCCTTGTGTTATCTGATAACAAAACTTACAAAGAATGGGACATTGATGATGAAAACCAACTCTTTATTCAAGGGAAAGTGATCGTTCATCAAAGCCAAAAGTTGAATTTTATTGGGTAGGTTTGGCGTGGCGGTTGAGCATAGGGGTTATTTGTAGAGTAAAAGTTGAGTTTATTGGGTAATAATCATGCTATCAAAAACACAACAAATGGAACAATTTAATATTGCTTATGTATTAGCTATAACAGCTAAAGCAGGCTTTAATCATGCAACACCAGTTGTTGATGATCATAGTGTCGATCTTGCTATTTCTGCAGAGTTCCCAACAGAAAAAGGAAAGCGAAGCGATCCTGAAATAAAGCTACAATTAAAATCAGAAGGTAATATTCAGATTAAAAATGGTATGGTAAGCTATACACTCAAAAAGAAGAACTATGATGATTTAAGAAAAAATTGTGTCAATCCACGTTACTTAATTGTATGTGATTTGCCCAAAAAACCGAGTCAATGGCTCTCACATAAAAAGAAATTTATGACTTTAAAAAGACACTGCTATTGGATATCATTAAAAGATTTTCCAGCAACATCAAATAAAGGCAGTGTTACACTTAAAATTCCAGAAAACCAACGATTTACCACTGATGTATTAATTCAAATGATTGAATGTGCTAGAGTAGGAGCAACTTATGAAAAACAATAAAACGGATACGTTACTGTTTCTCGAACAGCTTGCTCGCTATTTAAGTGTTAAAAATTGGCAAATTGCGTTTGAGTTAGAGTACGCTATTATTTGGCAAAAAGAACTAGTGCATCAAATTTTAGAAATTACGCTACCAAAACCAAGTACGGAAGATGGTGATGAAGTATTGAACAAAGCACTTAAAAGGCTTGCTAATTTTGAAGGAAAAACAATAGACACATTAAGACTCAATATTTTAAATCAATATACAGACAAACTATCTGTTCGAGTTGTCGGAGAAAGCGTCAAAGATGGTACAATCCCGCTAGATGACGGAGTGAAGTTATTTGAAAAAACTAAACACTTAATTAATGCGTTAGCACTTTCAGCTAAAAATAAAAAAGCTATTTTTAGGAGCAATTCAGGGGGGAAAAATGTGGTCGAGTTTATGTCTCAAGTTCGTTTAGGGCAAACCCAAATAGGAAGCTATATCGTCAATTTATCTTATCCTGTTGAAAATATTGAAGTTAAAGATCAAAAAGAAATCATTCAAGCGATTTCATTTTCTCGAAGTGTATCGCATAATTTAGTCAATAGCCTTAAAAAACTGAAAGAAAAAATTACACATTATGAGAACAACCCGACAAGTTTTGCTGAATTGATACCAGAAGGAGTTAGTCATAATCTTTGTGAGGCTATTATTGGCTTAAGTGGCTCAGAACAGCAAAGAAAAGTCGAAATTAAACTCCAAGCAGGTGAAATTAGTGACGAAGCAATGCCTTCTGAGGTTAACTTTCAATTTGATCGAAATGAAATTAAAGTTGTACAGATTGCGTCTAAGTATTATCAAGGGGAATACACTCTCCCCCACTATGAAATCATCGGTAAGATTGTAGGCTTGCATTCCAGTAATTTAGCTGAAGGTGGTTATATTCAAGTACCTTGTAAAATTGAAAACAAAACAGTTGAAACTAGAATTGACCTATCTCCAGAGCAATACCAACTAGCAGCCGAAGCACACAAAACAGGACAGCAAATTCGATGTAAAGGTGAAAGCCTATATATCAATAAGAAAAAAGGTAGGTTACAAAAAGTAACTTCAATAAATATCTTATAATCTGTAAAAGATCAAACCGCCCTCACGGCGGTTTTCTTTTGCCCAACTCCCCTACCATTTTCGTGGCACCACGAAATAGTCCGCTTATCTCAATTAACGCAAAATAACAAACTGAATATCAATTTATAATTACTTGAAAAAAAAGAAATTTATCAGCTTCCTTGTTATTCATTATCTTTAATCTCCCCTCAACTTTTCTTGAAAAGTCAACTGTTCATTTGTCCATTAAACAAGTTCTTTTGTCCATTTCTACCGTTCAACAACATCAACTTGCTTAAAAATTAAGCAATTAAACTCCTTTCCAAAATTTTTATTTCCTTAAAACTCAAATACTTATAAAAAGTTACCGCAAATAATTTATTTTTATATAACTTGCGGTATTTACAATAAATAAAACCGCAGGTAATATAACCACATCAAAACGAGATAACAACATCTCAATGTTCTTTAACAAATTGGCGTGGCAATGGCGGTAAGTGATCAACTGCGTTAAGTTGAGTAACCCCCGAGCAGAAAACTGTACTACGTGTTGAGAAATCAGAAACGAAGAGAGGCGTTTGGTAGGTCAAGGGCAGCACTGCTTACTAGCTTGAGTGGAAAACCACGACTAGAAATAGTTGCTACAACGGTTGGGGGAAACAGGCGAACAAGCCCACGAACCGTTATCTAATGCCTACTTAGTTAATGCATATTATCAGCATAATATGTTGTATTCTGAAAGTCGCTAAGTAGGCATTAGGAAACGCATTGATTAAGAGATCCGCTAAAGGTCTGGGTAATCGTACAATTACTAATTTAAGGATAGCTAAGCCAGAACTTAATTTAGTGCGTTTCTATATCAAATTAAAAGGAAAATATTATGACCTATCAAAATGAAAACTACGAAATGATTAAACAAATCATCTTAAACGAACAATCAGAAAATTAGAAAATTATAAAAAATTGAAGTTAATTATTGAGAATAAAGCCCTCCCTGAAGAGGTTAAAAAACGAATCTGGGAAGCTGTTTTACATCACGCACACTGTGATAGAAAAAACATCAATAAAAGAAAAGAGAAAGGAGAAACACAATGAACGATTGGAAATATGATCGTGATGAAGATCTAGCCCTTAACCACGACGATCAAGAATATGACGGCGATGATGATGATTTTGATCCACGAGAATGTGATAGAGCAGCTGAAATGTGGGAAAGACAGTTTTTAGATAATTTTTATAGATAATGCTAGATTACATTATGTTATTTATGGCAAAATAAAGCTAAAGTTGTAAACCGATCTTTGACAGCCTATGTAAACTTTTCATTACGCAGGCTATTTTTGTACCTTAAACTGTTTATTTAAGGAGGTGAGTGTGGCTTATTCAGCAAAAGCTATTGCAAATGCAATAATTGAGCGAGCTAGAGCTAAAAATATCTTTGATATAAGTCCAATGAAATTGCAAAAATTGCTTTTCTACGCTCAATCTTGGAATCTTAGAGTGAATAATCAAGTTTTATTTGATGATCCAATTGAAAGATGGAATTACGGTCCTGTTGTTCGTGATGTTTATCATGAATTTAAAAATTTTGGTGACCAACCTATCACTTTATTTGCAACAGATGCTTTAGGATACATACCGATAATAAAGCCAGATGATGAAAATTCTTGGTTGCTAATTGATAAAATTTTAGATGTTTATGGGAAATATGATGCTCTTCAATTATCAAATATGACCCATGCCCCAGATACGGCTTGGTCTAAAGGGAATATAGGCACCTTTATTTCAACTGAAGAACTAAATGAAGGAACATTGTGATGGGTAAATTGAGCCTAGATGACATTAAAACTACATTAGATAATTCTAAATTAGATGATTCTAAAAAAAATTCTAGAATAGGCTCTTTTCCTCCTGATGAAGATGATTACAATCGTTCTCCTCAAGAACAAAAATTACTTGAAGACATAGAAAACTTAAAAGCAAATAGGGCTATGCGAAAAGAATATGCAGAAAAGGCGTATGATTTTGCTAAAAATACTATAGCTTTTTGGGCATTTTTATTTTTTATTTATTTCCTTTTTCCGCCAGATAAAAAACCACTTTCTGAAATGATCTGACCCCGAA